CTTTACACAAATAAGTTGTTTAAGAAACACGCACTAAGTGAAGATCAAAAGTTGAAAGTAGTAGAAAGTTTTGACCTTACGAAGAATGTTCGTGAAGCAAAATTGGTATACGCAACACTTGGAGAGAGTTTTAGAACTCAAGCAACTGAAGTAGTGGAAGAAGCAAAGTCTGCTCCTAAAAAGAAAAAGACAGAAAAGAATCCATTGACAGAAGGTATTGCATCCAAGGCAATCAAATCAACAAAACCCTCCAAGAAGATTTTATCCGAAGGCAACGAACTTGCTGAAAGATTCAAGAAACTTGCAGGCATTAAATCATAACAAAAATTCAAATTATATTGAGGATAAATTAAAATGAGTGAAATCAGTAAATTATTAAGGGAAAGTAGCAACCCTCAAGAACGTCTTATGGCAGAAACCCGTGGTTTGGTAAACAAATGGGAAAAAACAGGACTTCTTGAAGGAATTTCTACTGACACAGAAAAGAGTGGTATGTCCATTCTTTTAGAAAACCAAGCAAAGCAGTTGATCGATGAAGCAACACGCACAGGTACTTCTTCTGGATCAGAAGAGTGGAGTGGAGTAGCACTTCCACTTGTACGTCGTGTATTCGCAGAAATCGCATCAAAGGAATTCGTTTCCGTTCAACCAATGAATCTTCCATCCGGATTGATTTTCTACTTAGACTTTAAGTATGGAACAAACCAATCCCTTCAGGGTAGTGGAAGTCTCTTCGGTGGATCATCAGACGCAAAACTCGGTTCAACCGACAAAGCAGAAGGTGGTCTCTACGGAGAAGGACGTCATGGTTACTCAATCAATGACGTAAGTGTATCATTGGCTGCAAGTGATGGGAAAATCACACTTCCAGGTGATGCTGATCTTGACGGTGTTCGTGCATTCCAATTCAAAGACTCTGCTGATAAAGTAGTATCAGTTGATGCTGAAGGTAATGTTGCAGGAGCAGCCGACGGAAATGGTACTCTTCAGTACCACAAGAAAACAACCGACATCACCCGTGGTGATTTCGAAGACAATGATGTAAACGGAGGAGATTCCAATACAGATACAGGTCTTAGACAAGACATCGGTATTCCAGAAATCAACTTGGAACTCAAAAGTGAACCAATCGTTGCTAAAACACGTAAGTTAAAAGCAGTTTGGACACCTGAGTTGGCACAAGACTTGAATGCTTATCATAGTATTGACGCAGAAGCAGAATTGACTTCTCTTCTTTCCGAGTATGTTTCAATGGAAATTGATTTGGAAATTCTTGATATGCTTCTTGTTAACGCACATAGTAAATCAACATTCAACGCTTCAACAACTAGCTTGACGGGTGGTGACACACAAGGAACATACTTCCAACGTCTTGGCACACAAATCCAAGGAATGAGCAACAAAATTCATCAGTTGACTCTCCGTGGTGGTGCTAACTTCTTGGTATGTTCTCCACAAGTTGCAACAATCATTGAAAGTATTCCAGGATACGCAGCTGACACAGACGGAAATCAGTCTCAGTTTGCTATGGGAGTTACTAAGGTTGGTGCATTGAACAATCGTTTCCAAGTTTACAAGAACCCATACATGACAAGTGGTGACGTTCTCGTAGGTTTCCGTGGAACAAACTTCCTAGAAACAGGTGCGGTTTATGCTCCATACATTCCATTGATTCAAACACCATTAGTATACGATCCGGTAAACTTCACACCACGTCGTGGAGTTATGACTCGTTATGCTAAGAAAATGGTTCGTCCTGAATTCTACGGAAAGATTACTGTCTCAAACTTCGAAGGTTACAATCCTTCCTAAGTTGTACAGAACTCGTCTTAGTACGAAGTATAACAAAAAATTTAAGAGGGGTTCTTTTGAACCCCTCTTTTATTTTATAAGATTAACTTTATTGCTTTATATTTATATTCATGGAAGACGAACAAACAAATAACGAAAAAGAAAACGACTTGGAAAATGAAAATTATGAACTAGAACGAGTTCGTTGGGAAGGGGAAGTTTCATCACCTGTGGGTAAGACTCCATTTGGTTTTTTTGATAAAGATGCTGAGTTTGTTTCATTTGCTCCACGTGCAGCCGATTGGGCAGCCAGAAGACTAGGATACCCTATTGTAGATGTTGAGATGATTGATATGCAATTTTATGCTTGCTTTGAAGAAGCAGTAACTGAGTATAGTGCTCAAATTAATCAGTTTTCCATAAAACAAAATCTATATTCAATAAAAGGAACTTCAACTAGCATCAATTTAACAACAAGTGTACTGCAAACACAACCATTACCTTTTTATTTAAAATTATCTGAAGCATATGGGGCTGAAGTGGGAGTTGGTGGTAATGTAGACTGGAGAAAAGCAAGTCTTGAAGTAAAAGAAGGTGTACAAACATACGATTTACAAGGTTTGTTTAACAATTACTATATCGACCCAAAAACGGGTGAAAAGAAAATAGAAAAAATAGAAGTCAAAAGAATTTTTCATAACCCACCACCTGCATTAAATAAAATTTACGATCCAATGTCGAATTCAGGAATGTCACATTCTAATATGTTAAACGAGTTTAATTGGTCAGGAATGTCACCAGTTGGTACGCAGTTTTTATTGCGACCTGTCAACGAAGATTTAATGAGATTGCAAGCAATTGAATTTAACGAGCAAGTACGAAGAAGTGCATACGGATTTGAGATTGTAAATAATAAACTTACAATTTTTCCTGTTCCCACTAAAGATTTCACATTGTGGTTTGATTATGTATTTAAACGTGAAAGAGACATCGCAGCTGTTCAAGGTTATGTAGATGCAGATGAATTTAATGTAATACCAAAAACGCAGACAGAAGTGGTAGAAGAAACTAATCAACAAGTTGTAGTTGATAAAACTGTAAATGGATTAAATCCAGGTGATCCAGTTCCACAACCTGATAATTATCTAAATGAAACTGTTGATTCTGTAACTGATTTAAGTAATGCTCCTTATCAGTTTCATAGTTTTAGAACAATTAATGATGTAGGAAAACGATGGATAATGAAATATTATCTAGCAACTTGTAAAGAATTGCTTGGTGCAATAAGAGCAAAATATCAAAGTATTCCAATTCCTGGTGGTGAAACTTCTTTAGACGGAGATGCTTTGAGATCAGAAGCACAAGCAGAAAAAGAACAACTTATTACAGAACTACGAGAGGATTTAGAAGTAACAAGTCGTAGCACAACAAGTGAGCAATTAAATCAAGTATCTGATAATCTTCAAGAAAATCTAAGAAAGGTCCCTAACTTTCTGTATATAGGATAATAAAATGTCAAGAGGGAGGTATTTTAGTAGAAGAGATGTTCGTATGATGAACAGTCTAAATGGTGAATTACTTTCAAGTATCATTGAACAAACTGTTGTTATATACAGAATAGATGCAGAATCTACTCAAGAAAATATGTATGGTGAAAGTCTTAATAAATTTTATTTTGACGGAATTGAAATTCAATGCTTAGTTGAAAACGATCCTGAAAGTACTGTATATGAAGGTTTTGGTCCAGATGTAAAGAAAGGTACGGTATTTAAATTTCACCAAAAATTGTGTGAGATAAAAGATATATATCCTCAAATTGGTGATATAGTAGCATGGGAAAATGCTTATTTTGAAATTGAGAATGTAGTAGAAAATCAATTTCTAGGTGGTCAACCAGAAAAGAATTATAGTTTATTGTGTAATGCACACTTGAGTAGAAATAGTAAAATAAATCTAAGGGAACGGAACATATAATGGTCGATTACAATAAAGTTAATAATCCATTTATTACTTTAAAAAAGTTATCTGGAACTGATGAAAAGAGTTTTACTGCTACGTTAAATTCATCACCACCTTCTGTTGATAATGATGCGTATCGTTCTAATATGAAAAAATCAAAAGATTCTTTTTATTCTGACAATCGTGCGGAAAAAATGAGAGATGATTCAAGTGATGTTGATTACGATAAATATACTGTTACTTTAATGGATATTGATAATATATTGTATGAATATTTTATTAATGTTATTAATCCACAAGTAGAAGATGCTAATAATTCAATAATAAGTGTACCTGTTCGTCATGCTTCACCTGAAAGATGGAGTGCAATTCAACGAGATGGAGTTTATCGTGATACCAAAGGAATGGTACAAAAACCCATGATTATATTCTCAAGAACATCTGTATCTAATGATGATTCTTTTGCTCATTTTAATAGACATTTAAATGTACCATTTGTAAAGAAGTTTACAAAGAAGAATATGTACGATAAATTCTCTGCGTTAACAGGTGCAAAACCAATTCAAGAAATACATAACATTGCATTTCCTGATCACGTTATTTTAAATTATGATTTTACAATGACAACCGAGTATGTTCAACAAATGAATACACTCGTTGAAATTGTTAATTGGGCAAGCAATGATTATTGGGGTGATCCTGGTAGATTAAAATTTAGAGCATCTGTTGATTCATTTACAAATAATGTTGAAACTCCGACTGACGATGACCGTGTTGTTACAACAACATTTAGTTTAACCGTAAATGCTTATTTGCTACCTGAAGTATTTAACAACACAAAAACAAAACAAAAAAGTCTTACAAATAGACGTGCTATATTCGGAACTGAACTTATTTCGGATACAACAAATATTCACGGAAAACCTCAATCAGTTTTAAATAGTGGATTTTCCAAGAATATAATTCTGAACAGAAAAAATAGAGAAGTATTTTTGGATGGGGATGTTGGTGATGAATACGAAGTACGAATATGGAATGATGAAGAATTTTATACTTTATATATTGATGATATTCCATACAAAATTTCATTTACAATTATAGATGAACAAGATATACTAATTTTTAATTATGAAACTGAAGAAGAAGTTCTTTTAAATAAAAACGAGTCAATTGAAATAAACTCAGAAAGAACAAATAAAAATATATTATTAAAAACACACGAAATGTCAGTTGACATTTTAACAATACAATATATTTCTTGATTTATGTGCGTAAATAACTTATTATTAAACGCATGGAAAAAAATAAAAATATTAAACTAACCTCAGACGAACTATCTGAACTCGTTTTGTTAAATAATGAGTATCAAGATGTTCTAATAAAATTAGGTCAGTTGTCTTTACGAAAGAAGCAACTTAATATTGAACAGGATTCGATTCAAAAAAATGAAGAAGAATGTTTGGCACTATATAATGAGTTGGAAAAAACCGAATCAAACTTTAAAGAAAGAATTGTACGCAAATATGGTGAAGGAAGTCTCGATATAAATGCAGGTACTTATATTTTGTCGAAAAAATAATAGATAAATATATGATTTTGAAATTTTCAAAACATATTTATGAATAAATATTAAATTTCCATATTCAACCCAAAAACCATAAAGGAGACAAATCAAGATGGCAGAAAGAACAGTAAGTCCAGCAGTATTCACCAAAGAAATCGATCAAACTTTTTTGACTCAAGGTATCTCACAAATTGGTGGTGCGGTTGTAGGACCCTTCTCAAGAGGACCTGCATACTCACCTACAATTGTTAGAACCATAGCAGAATTGGAAGATTTGTTTGGGATTCCCGAAGGAAAATATTATCAACCATTCACCGCACGTGAATATTTAAAGCATCAAGGTGTTGTAACCATCGTTCGTGTTGGTGATTTAGGTGGTTATCGTCAGGAAAATGCTTTGGTTATTAAAGCAATTGTAACTGACACCACCGATTATAGTGGAACACTTAGTGGTTCACTTACAGGATCACTTGATACACCAGAAGAAGGCGACGAAATTGTTATCGGTGTATTGGCAAACACATTGTGGGCAGACAATGGTCAACCAGCAGTAGACGCAATTCGTGATGGATTTGAAAATACAACGGTTGACAAAGAAACTTCCTTAATGTTTTATGAAGGTGAAATTATTGATGACGAAGGAAACGAAGTCGTTGTTGGTAATTTTGAATCAACACTTTATCTTAGAAGAACCGTTCGTACCGTTGATGAAGATACAGGTGAGGTCATTGAAAGTATTCAAAGTTTAAAATCAAATTATGATTCTGACTATGTTTTCAGTATTGATCCAAAAGCACCTGATAGTCTTCAAAACATTTTCGGTAGAGCACCAAAGAAAAATATTGAACCAGCATACTTCTATTCATACTTTGAAAATGCACAAGAAAGAATTTTCAATAACATCATGAATGGTGTTAAGTATAAAATTGAAGTTGAAACATCAAACGAAGCAATCGTATTTGAATACGAAGATTCAAAGACTGAAGAAATCTTAGATGATCCTTGGCAACCAGGAGCAGTTTCATTTAGTTGCCGTCCTGCGGAAACTCCGTGGATTCAGTCACAAAAAATTAGTGGAAGACGTTTCAACTTGTTCAAAGTTTGGACACGTAACATGGGTTCATCTGCTAATCGTGAAATCAAAATTGGTATTTACAATGTAAGAACACCTGGATCAATCCAAGACTCAGACTACGGAACATTTAGTTTGATCGTTCGTGCGTTCAACGATTCTGATCGTGGTCAAAACGTTGTTGAGAATTATGATGCACTTACTTTAGACCCACTTAGTCCTAGATACTTACCACGTGTTATTGGTGATCGTTTCACAACCATCAATAACAAAGGTAAATTAATCGACTATGGTGATTACATCAATCTCAGTAATTGGATTCGCATTGAAATGCCATTTGATAGTACTCCTCCACCAAATGCAATGCCATATGGTCACGGATCATACTTCACACCAATTGCTGGATACGAAACTCCACCAATTCAATACTCCCATGCTTCTCAGTATGAAAGACAACCTGGAAGATACTTCAATGGAGCAGTGTTTAACCAAAGCAGTCCTGACGGAATTTTAGAACTTCCACGTACTGCACGTGACACTTCTGAATTGTTTGCACCACTTCCTTATTTGTCTGACGATGCCGGAATGGGTTATTACATGGATGAACCTGGTCAAGTAGAAGAAGAAGTTGACGGAGAAACAACTTCATATGCAGTTGATTCAATTCCTGTTAATCCTCCCGCAGTTGACGAATTGGCAACTGCTAAGTTGAGAAGGTTCTTGGTAGGTTTCCAAGGTGGATTTGACGGAAAAGCACCAAATCATCCAATTTACTTAGGTAAACACATAACAGAAAATAACGTACAAGGTTTAGATTGTAGTAAACGATTCTCAAGTGGAACAAAAGGATATGTTCGTGCATTCGCCGCATTGAGCAACCAAGACGAGTTTGATATTAACTTGCTTGTAACACCTGGATTGAGTCTTGATCTTCATAGAACTGTAATCAATCGTGGTATTGATTTATGCGAAAGTCGTGAAGATTGTTTTTACATCCTTGACTGCGTAAGTGCTCACAACCAACCGGGTCGTGTTGACGATGCAGTTCAACAAGTATCAACAATCGATAGTAATTATTGTGCAACATATTACCCTTGGGTTAAAATCATTGATCCAGCAACTAACGTATTGCAACCATATCCACCATCAGCACTTATGATGTCTGTTTATGCTTCAAACGATAAGTCGGCTGCTGAGTGGTTTGCACCTGCCGGTTTAAATCGTGGTGGTATTGAAGCTGCGGTTACTGTTATGGATCGTCTTAACTTTGCCGAAAGAGATCAACTTTACGAAGGTAAGGTTAATCCAATCGCTGCGTTTCCTGGTCAAGGAATTGTTGCTTTCGGTCAAAAGACTCTACAACGTCGTGCAAGTGCATTGGACAGAGTTAACGTTCGTCGTTTGCTTATCAATCTTAAGAAATTCATTGCAAGTTCTTCAAGATTCCTACTTTTCGAGCAAAATGTAGCATCTACACGCAACCGTTTCTTGAATATTGTTAATCCGTTCTTGGAAAATGTTCAACAACGTCATGGTTTGTATGCTTTCCGTGTTATCATGGATGAGTCAAACAACACACCTGACCTTATTGACAGAAATATCCTTTACGGACAAATATTCTTGCAACCTGCACGTGCAGTTGAGTTTATTATCCTTGACTTCAATCTTACACCAACTGGTGCAAGTTTTGAGGCATAAGAATAATAAAATTCTAAAATTTAAAAACCCCTCTGTTCGCAGAGGGGTTTTTTTATGTAGATATATATTTATTAGAAATGGATATGTCGTTAACAGAAATTCTTCATGAACTTCAATACAAAGAGTTTTGTAAATTTGTAAAAGAAAATAAACTCGATGCAGATGAAAACCAACTGAATGAATTTGTTATTCCTGGAAAACTTAAAAAGATTTGGTCTTTTTTGACGGAACTAAAAGATATAATAAAAGTCAAATTAAAAGACTTAGTAAAATTGTTTTTAAACAAAGTTGTATTTAAGTTCTTCGCAAAAATTAAATTCAGTTTAAGTTATTTATTTAATCTTGTTAAAAAAGGATTTAAGGCATACAAACAAGTAATAAAAGCAATAGGTGAGTATATGGCAAGTACCAAGGTTGGACGATGGACTGAGGATAAACTAAAAGACTTAGATGCGTTCTTGGCAAAGCATCCTAAAACAAAAAGAATAGCAGGATTAGCAGTTGCAGGTATTTTGATTTATATTTGGTTGAATATGACATTTACTGGTAATGCAGATTACGACTTTGACATGGGGGATATGATTATGGCACTTGGTGGTGGTTTTACATTATCAACATTATTTGCAGGACCAGAGGGTATGGCATTGTTAACATTATTCGCAACTGGTGTTATCGGATTATCATTTCCATGGCCTGGACCACAACACATACAATTCATTGGTGCGGTTGTATATGGTTCTGCAAAATTAGTGGGACAAAAACTAACAAAGGACAAAACATAAATAAATATATTTTTTTATTTACACACTATTTATATTAGTTGATTGAAAAAATGAATTTTCAGATTTTTAATCAATATTTATACTAAAAGTTAATCATTAAACTGGAGAACAAAAAAAATGGCACAAGTTATTTCAACCGAAGAAATGTTTTTTACGGCATTTGAACCGAAAACAGCAAATCGTTTTATCATGTATATGGACGGAGTTCCTGCTTATCTTATTAAGAGTGTTACTCGTCCCAACCTTACTATTGATGTACAAACAATGGACCACATCAATATCAAAAGAAAGTTAAGAGCTGGTAAGGCAGAATGGCAAGACATCACAATGACACTTTATGATCCAGTAGTTCCTAGTGCGGCTCAGACTGCAATGGAGTGGATTCGTCTCTCCCACGAATCTGTAACTGGAAGAAATGGTTATGCCGACTTCTATAAAAAAGACCTTGTTATTAACACTTTGGGTCCTGTTGGTGACCTTGTTGAAGAATGGACAATCAAAGGTGCATTCTGTAACTCAACAAACTTTGGTACACTTGACTGGGAAACCGGTGACAAATTGACCGTTGAATTGACAATATCTTACGATTACGCAATTCTTCAATTCTAATTGTATAACCAAAACATTCAGTTTAATGTTAAAAAAAACTTCCGTAAGGAAGTTTTTTTTTTTGCTTATATATATTTATTCTTACATGAAGTCTGATAAATTAAAAACACAAATTCTTTCCATCTTTGAGGAAATAAAACAAGAAACACGATCTGAACTACAATTAGAAGGATTGTCCGATGCTTATGCAAAACTTGCAAAATATTTAATGCAACAAGTAAAAGCAGGTAAGTTCCTTAGAAATTATGATATTGATACAAATGCAGGAAGAATGGTGTTTCAGACGGGTAGTGGTAAAAAAATAGTATTCAATGATATGAAATTGGGTGTTACTGCTAATAAAACATGGAAAGGAAGAAAAGATGCTGGATTCTTTGACTATAAAGATCACAAGGGAATTTTAAAATTTTCCCTTGCGGATATTTAATAAAAAAAGTCAAAAAATTTAATTCTTGTATATGTATATATATCAGTTTATGCTGATATAATTAAATAAAGGTTATATTATGGAAGAAGACAACAAAGCAATAGAAATGCCTGAAGAGGTAAAACAAGCACTCAAACGAGATGCTGAAAAAACTACTACTGCGAGTAGTAGTTCAACAACAACGAGTCAAGCAAATCCTGTATTTACACAACAATCGGATCAAGCACGTAAGTTTGAATATCCAAGTGAAGTAGTTGATTTACCAAGTCAAGGGTGGTTTTACGATCCATCGTCTCCACTTGCATCTGGTAAAATTGAAATTAAATACATGACTGCAAAAGAAGAAGATATTCTTACAAGTCAAAATTTGATCAAGAAGGGTGTCGTTTTAGATAAGTTGCTTGAAGCACTTATTGTAACACCTGGAGTAAAACTTGACGAAATTCTCGTTGGAGATAAAAATGCAATTTTTGTGGCCGCAAGGATTCTTGCGTATGGAAAGGACTACAAAATTAAGTTTAAAGATCCTTCAAATAATGAGGATGTTGAAGATACAATCGACTTATCATTAATTGAACCAAAAGAATTTGATTTTGACAAGTTTGAAAGAGGAAGAAACTTATTTAGTTTTGAATTTCCGTTTAGTAAGAAAACTGTTCATTGGAGTTTGCTTACACACAACGATGAGCAAAATATTGAAAATGAATTAAAGGCACTTAAGAAATTTACAAAGAACAAAAACGAAACTGCTGAAGTTACAACACGATTAAAATATGTCATCAAGTCTATTGATGGAGAAGAAGACAGAGCAAAAATTAAAAGTTTTGTTGATCGTGAACTTCTTGCACGTGATAGTTTGGCATTTCGTGAATTCATTAAAGAAAATACTCCTGACTTGGATATGACATTTAATTTTGAATCCGAGGATACCGGATACGAAGAAAGGATGACGATCCCTCTTGGGGTCGACTTTTTTTACCCTTCCAGCCGAGTATAAGATTCAGGTTCACGAAGAGATTTTCAATCTTTCCTATTACAGTCAAGGTGGGTTTACACAAGATATTGTGTATAATTTACCTGTTTATCTTCGTAGATTTTATCTTAGAAAACTTGTTGATGTTCGTAAGAAAGAAAACGAGGAAGTTGAAAAGGCAAAGTCTAAGGCATCTTCTTCCAGTAAACCTATAAGCAGACCTCCACCTAAAAGACCGTATAGATAAAAACAAAGTTAAATAAACTTATATTGTCGTATATTTATCAATATATACGACAATTTTTTTTATAAAGAAGAGTAACATGAAAAATAAAAAACAAAAATTAGACGAGAACGAAATAATTACTGAATTTATTGGCAAGATTGCATCATATATGTTTTTAAAAAAAGCAGATAAACTTGTAAAAGCTACAAAAAATAATCCTGAATTACACAAGGCAATTGAAAAATATCATAAAGATAATCAAGAATTTAAACGCAAATTAAAAGCAATGGGGATTGGTTCAGAAGCAGATTTAGTTAAAGCAGTAAATTCTAACCCAAATGTTAAAAATATGGAAACTTCTCGTCAAAGAAAAGATCGTATAGATAAAGACCTAAAAAAGTTTTTTTGATAAACTTTTAAAAATGTAAGAAATGGCAAATCTTGATGAAATTAAGAATAATTTAGAAGACACGTTAGATTATTCAAAAATGCTTTCAACTGTCTTAGGTGGAGACGTTGGAAACGCCATATCCCAAACGACAGATAAATCAAAACAACTTCGTGATCATTTAAACGATGCAATGATTAAGGGTACATTGCTAAAAGTTGATGAATCGACTTTTGCATCAATGCAAGGTTCTATAACCCACTCCGAAAATTCAATAGAGAGTTCGATAGAATTTGCAAATTCATTTACAGAGCAACTCAAAGAGTCAAGTAGTTTGACTGAATTAGAGGGAAACCTAATTGACAAAAATGAATCGTTAAGTAAAAGGCAAAGTGAAATTACTCAAAGTATTATTCCAGTTCAAGAAAATAAGTTAAAACTACTTCAAGACGAACTTGCTTCTAATAAAAGTTTACAAGACGGTTTAAATCCAACCTCAGACAAATACCAACAACAACAAAGTGAAATTGATAAAATAAACTCTTTGATAAGTACGCAAAAAGGTCTTTTAGAGAGTGTGAGTCAGGAACTTGTAAATTTGAATGAGATGCAAAATTATGTAAATTCAGTTACAAGTGCAGTAGCAGAGACTGATAATTTGAATGATGCAATACGGAGTGCTTACCGTGAAAATTTATTAAATACCCAACAACAAACAGAGTCACTAAATATTCTACGAGATCAATCAGGTGAATTGTCAAAACTACAAGAGCAATATGAATACATAAATAAAAATATTCAACCACCTGAAGTAAAACCACAAAACATTCAATATACATCTACATTTGACACATCTGCAATAGAAAATGCGGCTTCTTATGTCAAGCAACTTCAAGATAATATGTTATCCGGTGATATCCGTTTAAATATTGATCTTGCGGGTGATGGAAAGGTAGCAGAATTAGGTACGGATTTGACAGCAATGAGTGTAGCTGCGAGTGAAGTAGAAAATCGTACATCCGATTTATCAAAGTCATTGAGAAGTGTAAAAACAGAAAATGAAGCAATAACGGCAATTCAATTTGAGCAGGCAAGTGCTACATCAACTATAAATGAATTAACTCAATCTATACCTGGACGAGAAAATGCGGTAAAAGAAAATGCCGAATTACTTGCATCTGAACAAGCAAAACTTGACATTTTACCAGAAGGAACTATTGCTCACACACAACAACTTAATATTGTCAAGCAAGTAGAATTAACTCATTCACAACAAGTATCTGCTTTAAAATCTGAACAAGCACAACACGCCGAGTTATTGAAGTTTAGAGACGAATTTTTAGAAACACAGATAGAGACCATTAAATCTTCAGAAATGTTTGGAACTGGATTAAACAAGGTTCTACAAAAAACAAGTGATGTCACGCAAGAGTCAATCAAGCAACAAAGTATAATTGAAAAAATGCAGGACAATGTTTCTAACTATGGAGAACAATATGTAATTGCTACGAAGAAAATAGCACCTATATCTGAGGCATTGGTAGGAGGTGTTGAAAATGCAAAAAACAAATTTTTAGATTTAGTTGGTTCTGTTCCACTTGTGGGTGATGCAATTCGTAACGATCTTGAAAAACCATTCAAAGATGCTACATCTGAAATTAAGAGTGGAATAAACGAAGGTTTGAGTGAGATGATAAAACCTTTAGGTGAAAACGAAACTATAACAGATAGAATGACAGTTGGATTTCTAAGAATGGGGGATGGAATCAAAAAAGCAGCTGCAATACTCAAAGTTGCATTTAATGGTCCGTTGTTAGTAGTGGGTGCGATTGTAGGATTATTGGCACTTGCGGTAAAAAGATTTTTTGACCTAGAAAGTCAAGCAGAAGAATTTCGCATGGGATTAGGATTATCTGCAAATCGTGCAAAAGAACTTGAAAATCATGCCCGAGAAATTTCAAAGGAAAGTGCAGAATTTGGAGTAAATTTAGAACACGCATTTGACGCTGCAAGTGCGTTAACTCGTACAATGGGATCGACCATGTTAGTCACCAAAGAGCAAGTCAAATTAGTAGCAGAGTTGTCCGCAGGATTAGGAATAGCCGGTGATACAACCGCTGGTGTGCTTAATACTTTTGAAAAAATAAATGGTGGTAGTGCAGATACGGCTAAAACGATGACACTAATGACTGCCCAACTTGCTACCGCTGCGGGTGTTCCCTTGGATGATGTAATGAATGATGTTGCGTCTGCTTCTGATAGTGTTTTAACTTACACAAGAGGTTCTGGAAAAGAACTAGCAATGGCAGTCGTGGAAGCAAGACGTTTAGGAACAAATATTGAGTCAATTGCAGGATCAATGGAAAAATCACTTGACTTTGAAACCAGTATAACTGGTGAAATGAGAATGGCATCTATATTAGGAAGGCACATTAGCATGGATGCAATGAGAAGAGCTTCATTTGAGGGTGATACAATGAAATTTACAAAAGAAGCAGAAAAGGTTCTTAGAAGTGTAGGTGATTTATCAGAAATGAATGCATACCAACGACAGGCAGTTGCCGAAGCAATGGGAATGGAAGTTGGTGAATTAATGAAAATTCAAAATAATCAAAAGAAAATTCAAGCACTTGAGCAAGGAACTAATGCCCAACGAAAAATGGCAGCCGAGTATAAAGCAATGCAAAAAGCAGCGGAGGAAGGAAATGAAAAGAGTTTGGCAGCTCAAGGTGAAGAAATGATCCGTCAACAAAAATCAGAACTCGTAAAGCAAAGACTTGCGGTTGCATTTAATAAGTTAATGACTGAACTGGGTGAGGTTTTGTTACCTGTGGTGGAAAGTGCAATGAATGTTCTTGTTCCTATTCTTACGAGACTTATAAGTGGTGCGGGTGTATTGGTCAAAATAGTCGAGTTTATTATGCAACCGTTTATTTTCATTGCAAACATAATAAGTGCGATCACTGGAGATACAGAGGGACTGAAAAAACAATTTGATGGTGTGTATGCTACGATTTTTGCGATTGGTGGTATACTTTTGAGTTTTACTAGCATAGGCAAAAAACTCATAGGTAATATAATGGGATTATTTAAACCACTTTTTTCATTTATAGGAAAAGGATTTAGTGCCGTGTTTAAAGGACTTCCATCAGGTTTGCAAGCAGGTATGACAAAAAGTTTTAGTTTTATAACAGATGGACTGAGTTCTTTATTTGAGTCTGGTCTTGAAGGAGCGAAAAGTTTAGGATCAAAATTTGTAGACGGACTAAAGAAACCAGGAGAACTTATTGGTCCTATGAAAGATAAACTTGGAACTTTATTTGAGTCTG